AGGCCGCGCCAGTTGCTGACTGCGGGCGACGTTCCCCCCTGCCAATCTGCCAGCGTAATGCGGCCGATGCTGCTGGCCACCGAACCCACCGGGGTGCCGCCGCCGGTCGTGGGCGATGGGTTCATCACCAGGCTGTCATCTGGCATCTGTCGATATTCGTTGGACCCAAGAGTGAAGCCAACCCCGCGCAACACGCGACTCGGGATCACTGGCGCACTGACGCGCAGCTCGGTCGCCACCGCACTCATTGAATCCGCGCTGGGCGCCGTATTCGAGTACTTGATGTTGCTCGCTTGGCCCGCCTTCAACGAAGACATGCGCGTCTTCGCGCCTGCATAGTCACTCCACCAGACGGTAGCGGTGGTTGCCATCGCGGCACCCGACCAAACATAGCCAGACATATCGATCCCTTAATTCTGAAGAAGTGGACCTTGCGCGAATATCGGCACAAGGTTTGTTGGTAACGAAATCGAGAAATTCCCGGTGGCGTAGTTGATCGTTCCGCACTCGACTTCGCCGCCGCCGGGGCCGGCTGCAGACCTTGTGTAGAGCTTTCCGGCGCGGTCGAAAAATATCCAGCCCTCTGTCTGCGTGCCGGAACCTGCAGGCCACTGATCACCCTGGGCCGACCAGGTGTAGTAAAAATCGACATCGGCTGAAAAGCTCACGCTCCCCGGCTCGATATTGGCCGCCCCGATGCTCCCGGATGCCAGGTCCACCGAAGGCGCGACGACGCCAATATTCGAAGTGGTGTCCAGCAAAATAGACGTGCCCTTCGGCGGCAATACGTTGGGGCTGATTCGCACCACGCCGGCGGAATAATCGACGGTGCCGGTCGCGTCGCCGACCAACTGGCCCAGTCCGTTGTCGGTGACCAGTTTCGACCCGCCATCGGTCCAGCCGATAGAAAGGGCGCCTGGGGTGATCACCTTGCTGCCGGCTTCCTCGCTGATCAGGCCGCTGGTGTTGATTGGGATATAGGCCTTACCGGCGTTCGCCAGGTTGACATTCGATGCCCGGATCTGCGTGACGGCCGAGTACGCCTGCACCACCAGCGCACTGCCTACATCTGGCATCGCGCCCAAAGTGACCACAACGGACCCGGTGATGAAGTTCACCGTGCCCGCGCCATGGCTGGAGTCATTGCCGACCAAGCGCCCACTACCGTCATCGCGCAGCACATACCAGCGGCCTTGCGCCAGGTAGGCGAGATTGGTCGTGCGCGGCAGCGGCGGCGTGCCAAGCGTGAATGCATAGCTCAGGCTTCGGCCTTCAATCGTGATTGGCATCACCGACTGCTCAGAAATCAAGTTCGGCAGCTCTGCCGGCGTGAACGTAACGTCGTGGCTCCCGGCGTTCGTGCCAAACACGTCAACAGACAGCATGACAATTCCATTGTCGTAATCGACGGTTCCAGCCTGGCTTCCCGCGTTCACCAGGCGTCCTCCGGCATCGGTCAGCGTGATGCCGCTGCGCGTGATCGACAGCGAACCTGGATAGATAGGGCCTCCGACATGCATTGATTGCGTGGTCGTGAAACCCAGCGTCAGCGTGCGCGTAAGCGAACCGCCGGTCGACACCAGCGCTGCCGACAGGCCGTTCATCCGTATGTCACTGATCGGCGTTTCCGTCTGCGCGCTGGGCACAAGTTGCGTGAACATCGATTGCGCGCCGACTGTGAAGTCGCCGATCGCCGCGGCCGCGACCAGGGGCGATACGCCGACGTAGGTGCCGGCATCTGCGACCACGGTGTCGCGGGTTTTTGCAGCAGTAGCCAGCCGGGAGAATGTCCGGGTTGCGGGCGACCCGGCAAAGTCCGTGCGCAGCGCGTCGCTGATATCCACCGTGACGATGGCAGCTTGATAGTCTTGATCGCCGCTATAGGTGAAAGTGCGCGTCACACTGCTGACAGCAGTAGCCCGGACATACTGCTCCACCTGGTTCGGCAGGCCTTCGTTTTGTACCAGGCACAAGGTCTGCCCGACGTTCGGCAACACATCATTGAGGCGCTGGAAAAGCTGAATCACGCGCTGGCCAGCGATGTGGTTTTCGTAGAGGAATCCGGCCCATTCAGGCCCTTTGTTCAGATAGCTCTCGATGCGCGAAGCCGCTTGCACCCGGGTATCGAACGTGCTTCCGCTGCTGAAAAGCGTAACGCTCACCAGCGGGTCTTTCGGCGGCTCGGCGACGATGATGTTCGCCCCGAAGTAGGTGTCGCGGTCATCGGTCTTAACCGAGGGAAAAACCTTGCGCAGCGACACCCGGCCGCCCGCGCGGTCAAGCTCGGAAATGTCCGGGAAGATCGCGTTGGACACGCCATCCGCGATCGCTACGCCAGTGGGGGCGCCGCCGCCCTCCGGCACGTCGGCCATGTTCGCGGACTTCAGCAACTTCACGTCGCCAGATTGAATGGGCATGCTCAAACCTCGATGAAACGGAAAGTCGGGAGATAGATCAGCTCGGGCGTGATCTCGCCATCAAGCAGCTTGTGGATCGGCTGAGCACTGAACGCTCCTTTTTCGTGGTCAAACATCACCGTGCGAGCGGTGCCGCGCAGGACGAGCTCGAGCTCAATGCCAGGAAGATTGGCCCAGGCCTGCAGCGTGTCGCAAAGGGCGCGGCTTATCCAGGCGGCGGTATCCACGCCAACCAGCGTGATGGGGCGGCCAGCCTGCTTTAAAGCCACGTCGACAAGCAGCGCGCCGGTGGTGCTGTGCGCCGTGGCCTGGTCGACCGGGCTCCATCCGAATTCGTCAGTCCATTGCAGGCGATCGCTGATGTTGGCCGTGGTGCCGTTGTAGGTCAGGGTGATGCTCATGTGGATGTGCCCTTGGCTTGTGTCAACTGACGCACCAGTTCTTGCAGATTAGCGGCGCCGGCAGCATCGGTGTTGATGGCGCGCGTGGTTCCCTCGACCGTGATGTTCACGGTGGTGGTATTGATGCCGGCCGCAGGCGTCTGGGTGGTGCTGGTCGGCTTTGAGCCACCGTTGGCGTTTGCCATGGCCCGACGCTTTTCCATGGCGTCAACCTCGGCGCGCCACTCGGCCATCGTCATATCCATGCCGAAGTTTCCAAGCGAGCCGCCGCTATTTGTCGAGAACGGGTTGTCGCGCTGGTACTGCCGTTTTGTCTCTGCCAACCAAGCGTCGGCCTCGGCGCGGCTGTTGAAGGTGGGCACGGCGTCAGCGCCCTGGATGGTTCCCGCGGTGCGCGAGGCTTCTTTCAGCTTCAGCTCGCGGGTGGCCAGGTCGAGGTTTTTTTCTTGAGCTGCGATTTCGCGCTCTCGTTCGTCATTGAGCTTTTCCAGGGCGGTGCGATGGGCATTGATGGATGCCGTCGACTTGTCGTGAGCTCGCGCCACTTTGTCCACTGCGTCTGCCGTCACCAGCGTGGACTTGCCGGCTGCATCGGCCTCGATGCGGTAGCCCCGCGTTGCCGCCTCCGCTTCTACCCATGAGGGCGCGATGCCTTTATTGGCTGCGATCGCTTTATCTGCCGCGACCTTGAACGCCGCGCCTATGTCCTGCGCTGTGCTGGTGCCAGCGCTTTTGATGGTGTTGTAGTCACGTTGCGCGTTGTCTGCTTGCTCTTTCAGAACGGCACTGCTGGTGACGCCCAGGCGCGTAAACGCGGCGTCGATCTGCGCAGCGGCCTCAGCCGCAGCCTTGGCAGCATCTTTTGCAGCGGGAACGGTGCCTTGCAGCGCCTGGTTGAGTTCTTTCAGCTTTTCAGCAGCACCCTGCAGGTTGCCGCTTGCTACCAGCGCGGCATATTCCTCCCGCAAGCGCGCGACGGCTGCGCGGTTCTCATCGACGGCCTGCTTGGCCGTCCGGTCAGCCGCTGCTTTCTCTTCCGTGGCTTTCTTTGCCGCTGCATTCGCTTCTGTAGACTTTTGGAGCTCGCTTGCCACTGCAGCAATGGCTTGGCTGGACTGATCAATGGATGGCTTGGCATCGGTCGCGGATTTTGCAAGCCCAGCAAAACCGTCGCGCGCCGTCTGCGCGCCATCTGCCATGCTTACAAAAGCCTCAACGGCCTTTTGCCCAAGCGCTTCACTGGACGCCTGCGTTGCTTCAGCGGACAGCCGGATCTGCGCAGCAGCTTCTTTGAAGGATGCGGCCACGCTGCCAAAGGTGACCTTGGACAGCCCATCCATGATGATGGCCAGGCCCGACTGGATGGTGCTTGCAACAACCGCAAACGCCTGCCCGAGCAGGTAGATCACAGCCATCACGCCATTGGCACCAGCCGACATCACACCATAGGCCGCCTGGGCGGCGTTGCCAGCTATGGCCGCGCGCTCGCCAATCGCCCGGAACGTGTCACCGGCCTGGGCTGCGAACTCCTGCATACGCGCAACTGCCGCGGTGAAGTCGATCTGGTCGAAAAAGTCGCGAGCCCATTTGATTCCAGCCCGGAAAGCATCGGCCAGAGACTCACCAAACTTGGCGATCGTGCCGTCCGACACCAGGCCGCGCAACGCGCCAGACAGCTGGTCCACGCCATCTTTGAGGGCGGGCAACACGGGCGCGCCCAGCACGTTCTTGACCGTGTCCCACGCACTGGCCAGGCTGTTCATGCCGCCAGTCAGATTGTCTTCCATGGTTGCCGCTGTGGCGGCTGCGCTGCCGGCTGCGTTGTCCAGCTTGGCCTTGAGTTCGTCCAGCGCGGGCATGCCTTGGTTGAGCAGGGCCTTGAGTGCCGGTCCTGCCTCCATACCAACCGCATTGATGGCCTTTTGCCCACGCCCGCCCGCTGCTGCAAGCTCATGCAGGGCCTTGTTGAAGTCGCCCGTGGTGATGCCGATGGCGGCGAGTTCGTTGCGGAACTTGCTGGCAGGGTCGGAGAACTGCGACATCACGCTGTTGAGCGCCGTGCCTGCGCGGCTTGCATCAATGCCTGCGTCGGCAAATTTGCCGATGATCGCGACGGTGGTCTCCAGGCTCAGGCCCAGGGTTTGCGCCGTGGGCGCGGCATACGACAAGGCTTCCGCCAAACCCTTGACGCTGGTGTTGGTGGCGTTGGCACCCAATGCCAGGACGTCAGCCACGCGGCCGGCGTCCTTGAATGCCAGGCCCATGCCCATGACAGCCTTGGTCACGAACTCGGCAGATGTACCCAGATCCACGTCACCCGCCTGCGCGAGTGCCAGCACCGCTGGCAGGGCCTCAATAGCCTGTGTCGCGTTCAAGCCCGCTTTGGCTAAATTCTCCAGCGCTTCCGCTGCCTGCACACTGGTGTATTTGGTGGCGGCGCCGGCATCTTCAGCCGCCTGCTTGAGCGCTTTGAACTCTTGATCGGTGCCATCCGTAGCCGCTTTCACGCGGCTCATGGCGGCTTCAAATTCGGCGGCAGACTTCACCGCTCCTGCGAACAGCGAAATACCAAAGAACCCGGCAATGGCCACGGCAACTGCCATGACTTTGGCCTGCATGCTGCCCAGCATGCCGCTGAACTCATCCTTGGCACGGATGAGAATTTCAATGGGTTTGATCGCCATGCCCGCCTGCTGTTTTTATAGAGATGGAACGCCCTGGCGCTGCTGTTGCGCCAGGGGTGTGCACCCGCAGCGCGGGCGCGCGTCGTCAGGCCATGCTGGCCTTGTAGTAGCGGCTGATGCCCACGCCGGTTTTCGTTGGGTCCATCAACACCGTGCCTTCGACATCGAGTGCACCGAATTCTTTGTTGATGAGTGCCAGGGTCTTGGTAATGCCCTGGCTGCTACGCCAAATTTCAACCACCATCGGCTTGCCGCTATCGGCCTCGTTCAGGCCGCCAAATGTGAACTCCAGTTCGGGAGCGATGGTTGTCAGCGCTTCAATGGCGGCATACGCACCATAGCTGTAGCTCACCCACAGCTTGTCTGCATCTGCGATTCCCGAGGCTGCCGGCAACAAGTAGATGCCTTCGGGGCGCACTTCGTAATTGCCTGCGGCCGTGACCGGTGTAGCTGTTGCACTGTCGGCGCCCTTTTTGACAACAACCGTTGTCGGCTGGATGTGCTCCAGGCGCAGCAAGCCGCCGAGGGTGGCTGTGTGAGCCTCGTCGGTTTTGTCGCCAGCCTCGATGCCCTGCGCTGTGCCCGATACGCCACGCGCCAGGTTGACCACGTTCAGGTCGGCAAGCTTCATCTTGACCAGGACTTCTGTCACGCGGCGCTTTTCCGCGTGCGTGCCGCCGCCCATGGCGGTCATGTCGTCTTGCTTCTGAACGTCTTCGGTGTGCTCCAGTGACAGTTCCAGCACGTTGCCAATGGGCATGGGAGCCATGGCCGAGCCGTAAGGGCGGGCGTACACCTGGCCCACCAGGCTGCTGGGCCGGTAGACCTTCTTCATGATTTCAACTGCCATGGACGGCTCCTATTACGGTTTGCGAAAAATGGTTTCAGCCTCAAAGGCTGATGGGATGTACTGGTGGCCTGCGCGGTAGGTCGCCGGCGGCGGGCTGACCAGCGTCAACGGCCGCGTGGCGCCGGGCACGTTGGCCCCTATCAATGCGCCCACCACCGTGGAAACCAGCGGGCCTGCCGTCTGGCGCGCGGCCTGGCCGCTGCGCTGCGTGGCCACGTTGCGCACTGCTGCCACGGCGTACCATTTGTGCGCCAGCTTCCAGGCTGTGCCCAGGTCTTCGACAACGCGATAGCCCCCGTAGATCAGGTGGACGGCAGGCGTTTTTTGGGCGCCTTCCTTGACGTCAGCCAGGTCGGCCGACGTGAGCACATGTACGGCTGGCTTCATGCCCTGCACAGCCTGCTGTACAAGCTCCACCAGATGCAGCTCCAGTCCCATCCAGTTGTTGGCCGCGGCAACGGATTGGCCCTGCGTGCTCATGCATAGCCTCGCATGCTGTCGTCGGTGATGTTGCGCGGGCTGAAGCCAAAAAACGCCTCGGCATCACCAGGCGCATCGCCCGCCACCAGCGTGCCAGGCACACCGCCCCAGGGGCATGACAGCACGACCTTGCCTTCGGCAATCTGGCCGAGCTCGCGCTCGGCGGCCTTGTAGCGCAGGTACACCTCATGCTCGGGAGCCAGGTCGCTGTAGAGGTAGTAGCGCGCCACGTCGCACACCACGCGGGTGAGCTGGGGCGGGGCTACATGCTCGACGGCGCCCGGGTTGCCGGGCACGGGCGCAGGCTTGCTGCAACCGGCCAGGGGCAAGCCGTATACGCGGCCGACAAAGCCGTCGGCAAACGCCTGGGCGTCAGCCAGGGCACGCTCGGCCTTGGGGACTTGCACGGCCATGATGTCCGGGTCGGTGAGCTGGATCATCTCCGGCTCACCGTAGCGGTCGACCATGTCCTGGACGGTGGCGTAGTTCATGGCGGCAATCAGGCGTGGATGTGCTTGTAGATCTGCACCTCGAAGAGCTGCCCGGCCTGCACAGCTGCGCCCAAGGCACGGCCACAGTGGTCAGCGGCCGTGCCCACTGCGGCCTTGCCGACTGCATCGGGTTTGACAAATGCGCCGAAGGCAATGGGCTCGGCAGCTTCGACCAGGTAGGAGTAGCCGGTGACCGCTGTGATTGCGTCACCGATCTCAGCCGCGGTCTCGGTGATGCCTTGCGCGTCCTTTGCGCCGCCTGCGGCCGTGGGATAACCGCCGTCGTAGGCGACGAAGCGATGGGCGGCCAGTACAGCCGTGGCCACCACGGTAACGCCATGCTGCTTGTCGAATTGGCGGCCAGTGTTGTTTTGCGATGCCATGTAAGGGGCTCCTGTCGGTGGTGAACATCAGTGACGCAATGGCGTCACTTCTTGGTCGACGCCTTGGCGTCGTCTTTTGCCTTGGCTTCTTCTTCCACCTTGGCGACAGCTGCGGCCTGGGCCTTGGCGTCTTCTTCCGCCTTGGCATCAGCTGCAGCCTTGGCCTTGTTGTCTTCTTCCGCCTTGGCGACAGCTGCGGCCTGGACCTTGGCTTCTTCTTCTGCCTTGGCATCAGCTACGGCCTTGGTTTTGGCCTTGGCGTTTTCTTCCTCACGCGCCCGCTTGCGTGCTTCGGCGAAGTCGGCTTCTGCGGCTTTCACAGCTGCCGCGTCGGCCCGGGCCTGGGCAGCCTTGGTGTCTTCGTTCTCGGCAGCGCCCGAGCCGACAAGTTCGCGCTCGTCCTGCTTGTTCAGGGCAGGCAGTCGCTCGCCCGGTTGGATGACGACGCGGTTACCGTCGATCAATACGGCGGTGGCGACCATTGCAATCAAATTGCTCATTGAAGTTCCTTCGAGTGATTCGGATGGCCCCGCAGGTCGCAGCTCGTCTGCGGGGCGTCTCCAGGCCATTGCTGGCCCAGTACGCTACAGTTGTTACTTCGGGTTCGTGAACAGGAACGCGGCAGTGTTGTAAGCCACGTTGGGCTTGCGCTCGTAGGTGGCGCCGTAGATCCAGCTCTTGCTGCCGGGGTCGTAGTACGGTGTTTCGCTGAACGGGTGGCCTTCAATCACGTTGGTGAAACCAAAGGCCGGTTCAGCCAGGCTGATATCCGCGCTGCCGTTACCAGCGATCTTGGGCACGTAGGCCAGCACGGCGTTGTTGCCCCACACGTCACGGCCGGTGTCGGTCTCATCGATCCATACCGCATCGCCCACCACGATCTCTTCGATTTCCAGAATCGTCTTGAGCTCGTTGATGCCAGGCGTGCCGGTGAACGTGGATGGCAGGCGGCCCAGCACCTGCTTGTTGTTGCGCAGCGCCGAGTAGGCGTCGGCCGACAACGTGAGCTTGTTGGGGCGCTTGCCGATCTTCTTGCGGATGACGTCCTTTGCGGCCTCGATGTCGGTCACGGGAAGGCCAGTGTCTGCGGACCACTTCGTGCCACCAGCCAGGGCCAGCACGTGGCCGGCGGCATAGGAGCCCGCCGAGCTCGCCAGCGTGGCCACTTCGATTTCATAGTCCAAGGCCAGGATGTCATTGGCCGTGACCATGGCGATGCGGCTGATGTCCAGGTAGTTGCCAACGTTGAGCTTGCGGCTCTCGTCGGCTTCGCGCAGGAACTCGCGCGGGATGGGCACTTCCACCGCGTACTGCTCGACCGAGTAGGTCTTGCCCTCGTACTTGATGTGCACGCGCTTTGTGGGCGCGCCCGGCGCGCGCCGCAGGTTGTAGCGGCGCAGGCGCTCGTCGCCCAGTTGGGCCAAGTTGGCGCTGGACAGCACCTGTGGCAGGCGCGGGAACAGCTTCTCGGCAACGTAGGTGCCCTGACCCATGCCCAGCAGCAAATTGGTCAGGATCGGGTTCTGTTTCAGCCGGATCTCGGCAAGGGTCATGGCCATGTTGGTCAGTTCCTGGTTGGTTTGATGAGGGGGGCGGCGATCAGCTGGTGAAAGAGGCGGTGACAGCAGTCAGCGCTTCGGCGTAGTCGACCTTGTGCTGACGCATATAGGTCTGGGCGGCCTGGTCGACTTCTGCATCGCTCTTGCCCTTGGCGACGCCATGCTGAGCCTGGGCACCTGTTTTGCCAGGTGCGAATTCACCAAAGCTGACCGCGGGCTTGGCGCTGGTGATTAGGTCTTGCAGCCACTGCGCCGGGCTGACCTTGCGGGTGGCGTCGCCCTCCGCAAACTCGACCGGCTGCGCGTCGGCCAGCGCGTCGAGAGTCGCGGCGGCCATGTCCTTGTCTTTGGGCTGCAGGCGGCCGGCCTGGACCTGTGCCTCCGCAAAGCTCACGAAGCTGGCCTTGCGATCAGCGCGGGCTTTCTCTGCAAACGATGCGGCCTGGTCCTCGGCCGCCTTGGCCTTGCCTTCCGCAACTTGGGCATTGGCTTCGGCTACGGCGCGGGCTTTTTCCTCGGCGGCAAGCTTGTCTTGCAGCGCCTTGATCTCTGCTTCGGTCATTGAGAGGGTCTCCTGGGGGGTTGATGGGTTGGCGGTTACGGTTTCAGAGAAGCAGACGGCGCCGCCGGCGTCGACTTCGGAAAACTGGATGTCCTTGAGTCCGGCAATGGCCGGTGGTTGCGCGCCGAGAAACGCGACGTGGCGCAAATACCATTTGCCCGGGGTCGGGTTGTTGGGTGCTTGAGGCGGGTAGAAGCTGGCACTGCGCTTTTTGAAGCGACCGGCCAGCACCATCTCGGCAAACTGAGGTTCCACCTGGTGCGGCGTGATTGCCAATACGCCGGCCGCGGTGCGCGCTACGCCCTTGACCCATCCATAGGCCGGAAGGTTGTCTTGGGGATGGCCAACGGTCAGCGGTGCTTCGCGCAGCGCCGGGTCATAGCTGGTGGCCATGCCGTCCAGATCGGCTTCGGAAAAGTGGTGCGTGACACCAGCGTCATCCAGGTGACTACCAGCGCGAAAAATCTCGATGCCGTCCGGGAGCGCGGCGGGCGGCGTGTGGGTAGCGGGCTTTTTGGAAGGCATGGACGCTACTGTCGCGGCCTACCGCCCGTCGTATCAAATGGCGTGCACCACAAATTCGCGCCAAGAAAAAGCCCCGCGTGCGTGATGCAGGTGGGGCTGATGTCGGGGATGAGGTAACGCGATCAGTCTAAGGGCAATGACCCCTGTCGCAGAGACCACTGTTGGCGTCGCCAGTCTGATTCAATACGACGCACGCGTGACTCGGTGAGGCCGGTTTCGCTGGCAACATCGCGATAGGCCATGCGCTGGCCTAGCAACTCAATCACCCGGCGGGCTTTGGAGCTGGAAGCCAGTAGCGCGCCCACAGGAATGTAGGGCTGCGTGCCGCCGTGGTCTGCCGCAATGCCAAGTGCCAGCGCCATCGCCAGACGCGCAAGCGCCTCTGCCGGTACGGCGTCAGACCCCGGCGCGGAAACCAGGGTGATGTAGTGGCTTGTAGCGAACTCGCGCCACAGCTCGGGCCAGTCGCTCGGCATAAGCGTTTCCAGCGGCACAAGCTGCTGATAACGCAGCTCGGTAGGGTCCATTCGGTCAAAGAGTTCAACGTGCATTGCGCTACCCCCGTTCCTTCCAAGCCTTGAGCGCCTCGATCAATGTGTCGAGTTGCGCGCTGTTGGCGAATTGCAGCGCGCTCACATGGACCGTGCGCTCAACCCAGGCGTTGAGAGCCTGAGGGCCTGTGTTCTGCACCAAACCATCGCGGCCCAGTTGATGCCACAGCGCCCACACCTTGCGCTCCTTCGGGCTTGCTGCCGTTTTGACCTGGTTGAACTTCGCGGGCGTATAAGGACGCCGCTGCGTGGGCGGCACCACACCCATGCGCTGGGCCAGCTTTTGCAGGTGGTCACGCACATGCTGGCGCTCGGCCTCGCTCATGTCCTTGCTGCTGCTCTTTTTCGTCAGCTGCAGCAGCAGCGCGCGGTAATCCTCGTCGGTCAAGCGCAGCTTGGACTTGAGCACGTGGATGGCGCTGGTGTGGCTGGTTGCCATGGTCTTACCCTCGATCCTTTTGTTTGAGGGCCACGGAGACGCTTTCAACCCTTGTAGCACCCAGTGCCCCAGTTTCGGTTTTGGGACGATTTGGGACGGCATCCTGCGCGCCTGGGTCCGCTTGCGGACTGAGAGCGGCTGCCACATGCGCCAGCAGCCGGGCCGCATCTGCCCCTGTGGTACGGATCGTGATGCCCTTAGCGGTTTGGCGAACAGATATGCTCATGCTGCAGCTCCTTGCGCAAGGCGCGCCTCGCCACCCAAGGCCTTGACCAGATCAGGAAGCAAGCGTGCCAGCTCGCCCGTCGCGATCGCCACATCGGCATCAAAGCCACCATCGTCTTGCGACCGGCCGTCGTACACCGAGTCCAAGAAAGTGATCTTCTTGACATGAAGGCTTTCGGTCAGCAGTAACGACACCCGGTCGTCCCAGGTCAGCGCGAGTTTGGTTGGCAACTTGCCGGCTTCGATATGGGCCTTGACTTCGTCGATGTCCAGCGGATGCCGGCCGTAGCGCACCACCGATTTGGCTTCGTCGGCGCTCTTGAGTTCGCACTCCTGATCGATGGTGAAACCCACGGGCGGCTCTTGGCTGGACAGCCAATGCGCCATCGCGGCCTGAGCCGCAGTCTGCGTGTCGAGCAGTGCCACGGCAAAGCCCGGCAGGCCGTCGACCAGCAGCGTCACGACTTCATCGGCGCGCGTCTGGCTGGCCGTGTCGA